GTTAAGTTTACTCTGAGTATCCTCTACAAGCTGTTCCTTTGTTCTCGATCCCGGTTTCGGATCGTCTTCCGTGGGCTTTTTCTTACTGTCGGATGGTTTCAGCGTCAAGCCCTTAGACCGCTTAACCACCTTACCCTTGATCTCCTCCATGATAATCTGATCTCTATATGCCTGCGTGACAAGCAAGTGAGCCATTTCCAGAGCTTCAGGTAATGTAATCTGTACACCCTGAAGATGAGCCCCACCGGCAATCTGGTCCGCACGTTCGAGCACCTTCCATCGGAATTGCTGCTGTCCCGGTGCGAGATCGTCATGGGTCTGACCTATACCGAGTTTTCCATAAACTTTCTCGTATGGCTTCATGGCATCAGACTCAAAGAAAGTATGAATCTGCTGCTCGATACCGGACTCCTCAACAGCCGAATTGAACGGCTGTTCAGGTTTCGCCTTGCTGGTGGGCAACAAAGCAGCCATCTCTTGCAGAGACTTGTTCTGTGCCTCAAGCATGTCAATGATGGGACCGGCGTCGTCGCCGTATTGCTCACGCAACCGCTTGGTATCAACAGGCGTGAATACGGGTTTAGCCGCCGCGTCATTCTTAGCCGTAGTTTCTGCCGTGTGCTTTCGCCCAAGAGCAGCGAACTCAGACGACACTTTGTTGCGTGTCTGATAGATGTTAGACAGTACGCCAAGCATTCGATCAGGATCGTCCTTGAACGACTGAATCACGTCTTCTTTCTTCCATCCATAGGCCATTGCCGCCCTAACATATGCCTCGGGCAGGTTTGGTCCTTCGTCCTTCTTGTCCAGGGTAGGGGAATCAGGCTGTCGTGACTTGTCCTCGCCAGCCTTCTTCTCATCAGGCTCGACAGGATCATTTTCGTCAACCTCATCATCTTCCACTGCTGGTTTACCGACACCGCCACGGGTAACGTCCCGAAGATTAGAAAGGCGGTCCTCTATGCTGGAAAGCAATTTCGGATCGGACAACGCCTTTTCGTCGATCTGTCTGAGTTCTTCGGTCTTCATTTCCTTGTTCCCACCCGCCGGTGTCGGTCGTTCCATGCCTCCATTCAACTTCGCGTCTTCCGTCTGTTTACTCACAATAGGGCCTTTCAAGTTGCCTGCCGTTTGGCAGGGGTAAGTTGTCTGCCCGTTCGTCGCGGCTTCCCAGGTTGTTTCTCGAAACCGCACTTCTCACAATAGTCAGCCCGTTCCTTTACGCTGTCAAATCCGATACACCCATCTTCCCGCACTCTTACATTAGGGAACAGACGCCGGTGTTCTGCGGCTTGGTCCGGGCTTATAGCCATGCTTTGAGACCAGAAGGTGTCGCCCTTCGCGGTCCCATTTACATTAGACAATTCTGCCCTGCGGTTGCGGGCCATTTCAGGATCACCTTCGCACACGCAATATTCAGGTTTGTCGCTATCCCCCATCGACCTGACTACTTCCTTTGTAGCACCGCATTCCAGACATTCAAAACAATAAATTGGCACGCTTACCTCTTCTTACTAAGGTGTTTCCTCACCCTGCCTTTCAAATCCTTCACCCAATCAGCACCCGCACGCCTCGCTACATCGAGGGCTATGGCTACGGACTGCCTATGCGATTTGCCGGCAGCTTCCTCGATCTTTATATTCTTGCCCACGGTCGCACGAGATTTACTCTTGACAAGCGGCATACGTCACCCGTACATCTTCTTGAGTTTCTTGCCGGCCTTCTCAGCAGCGTGCTTACGCTTCCCGTCCTTGCATTTCTTGCAGCCATCCGGCTTCATCTTGCACTTGTCGCACGCCATTACCCGCCTCGCAATCTCTTAAGTTCAGCCTCAGTGAGTCCCGACGCCGACAACGCGGAAGTCACGGCCTCGGTCCTTGGCGTATCGGCAGACGCTTTCTTTTTACGCTTAGCCATATACGCCTGAACATTACGCTTCATTCCGTGGACCCACGAGGAATCAAGCCGACGCTTCACGGCGGCATCGACCTTTGCTTTATCCCCATATGCCATTAGTATGCTCCTCCTGACGGTGCCGCTCCCCTGCTACCAGGGGTTCCACGCAAGCCGCCTTTCATTGCCCCTTGTGCTATTCCCGCGACTTCCTGGGCACCCTGAGCCAAGGGATTAGCCCCGAACGACCGTTGCTCGGGATAGCCGCCATTCTGTCGCACGCCTTCAATACCGGCCTTACCCTCTGGTTTCGGCCCCATCGCCATCATCATCTGAACTTTCTGCAAGAACTCAGGATCATCAAACCATCCCTGTACCTCCTCGCTAAGTTCAAGCTGATCCGCAAGATCGGTCAGAGCCCGTTGCACGTTGAACGGAACGCCCATCTGCATCGCGGTATTAGCGGCCATAATCACAGCCGGGACTACGTTCGTGGCAAACTCGATAGTACGCTTCGACATAACCATCGGGTCTGTAGCACCCATGGACTTCGGACGAACCTTTACCATGAAGTGTATGTGCTCACCGCGACGCTGTGCCGGCGTCAATCTCAACTGCTGGCCGGGTTCTATGCCTTCCGGCATCTCGTCGCCGCGTGCCGGCCGGCGGGCTATCATCGGGATGTCGATCAGCGGGTCATAGTGCAGATACCATATCTCATTCTCGCCGATTTCTGCGGTGAAGTCATAGATCATACTACGACTGTCTTCGAGTGTCACAGTAGCGTTGCCCTGAAGAATCGTAGCCTGCGTTGCCGTGTCACTGTTCGACACAACACCAGCCATCTGGTCAGGATTACCACTAATGTAATTGAACCAAGTCTGCAACTGGTTCAGCATTTCCTGTGACTCTCGTTCGGCACCAGGAGTGGATACGGGCACGGCCGATTCAGGATTGCCATATATGATCTCGCCGTCGCGGGAATCACGCATATCCTCACCCTGGTCGGCGGCCCCAGGATCGACCACGAGAACCGTTTTCTGGTTATCGGATCGCTCCATTTGCTTACGCATCAGGCGATTCGCCATTATATGCAGATCGTACCAGATACCTACCGGAGCTACCGGGTACGGATTTCCAGGCACAGGTTGCGACATAGACAAGAAGTGGTACGGCCCCGTCTTCGGACCATAGAACTCCTGCATTTTGATATACCGTTCCGACATAAACTGATCGGGATCAGGTATAGTGACAACCGTGTCGGCACCCGGTATGTAAAGTTCCACCACGTCAACGAAGTCCTGCAATTCCTCCATCTCCTGAGAGGAGAAACCTTGCCGGCTTAACGCCGACGCACGTTTCTTCGCGTCGGGGTGGCTCGAACGCGGTAGCTGTTTGACTATATCGTGGTCAGCATCCGCGTCGTCAAGCAATAGAATACGCGGCACCCGATTCCTGTGCCCAAGAAACGCGGCATTTTCTTTGAATACCGTGCAGGTAGGGTCGGCCACGAAGTCATCGAAATCCAAGTTAGAGACGTAGACCTGTCCGGGATCGACACGCATGTCGCCAAACTCGATAAGCTGATCTGTCGCGGACAGTCCGACCTTCACGATACCCATGCAAAACAGAGAATCGACAACCGCCCGACGCACGACCTCTTTAATCTTAAGTCGCTCGTTGAGCGTATCGAGTGCGAGCCCGAGCATATAGGCGTATGCCTTGTACTCGTTTACATTTGTCACTACCCGAGACATCGGATTCCGGGATACGAGGTTCGGCACCAGGGCACGAATCGTGTGGTAGATAAGATTTATGGGCTCGTCACCCTGTTGCCCAAACTGCTCGCGGTAGTAGTGGCCGCAGAACTCTTTGATATACATAGTCCTGGCACGCCGCATCCGGTGCCCACGCCGGAAACCTTCCTTCACGGCCAACTGGACCTTCTTAGTCGCTATTACTTCCGGCATGTTAACAGTACCTCCCAGGCACCTATGCGAAAACTCCTGTGGAGAGGATTAAAACATATGTGTAGACACGGTCGAAGCGTGTTCTTCCAACGTTTGCCTATCCACTTCTGTACAAAAGAGTTATTGTACTTCCACAGGTCGATATGCCATTTACCTACACGCTTACCAGCAACACGCTTCATATGTCACATCCTGAAATCAAACCGCTTCCACAGTTTTCGTTTGTCATTCTTACGCTTCGTGTCAAGCTGCTTCTTTCGCCACGCCGGACAATTCTTTGGGATTTCAATTTCAGCCCGCTTGCCCGAGGGCGAATCTGTCTCGTCTATGGTCAGAGCATCCGCGATAACGCGGTCGCCGTGTGTCTTTCTTGCAGAAGCATCCTCCTCCACAAGCGAGGCCGGCCCGATTCCACCGTCGGGGAATAGGATATACTGTCGGGCTTCTTCAAGGGCTTGCCGGCATGGGTTTACATATCCCCCGTGGGCGAGAACTCGGTCGTACTCTCGCAGCAACTCCTCTTTTTCTCGTCGTCCACTCTGCCAGCCATACAACCTCGTTTTCTTATCCTGCACGCCGCCAACACGATGAGCCCTGTAGTAGTACGGATAACTCCACTTCCGCACAAGCAGCCGGCCGAAGTCCCACCCAGGACCGTTGTTCTCCCACTTCATAAATGGAAGTTTTGTCCGGCCCCCCACCCATATCGCCAGTGCCACGGCTATCCGGGCAAGTTCATATGGCGGGGTGTTGGCATCTGCCCACTCGCCGACCTTCATCTTCGTTTCCTTGCACTTGATCGAGATCACGGAGTTCGACGCTCCCTGACCACGCCCGAGGTCAATTCCGAAGATATACGAGCGTGACTGATCGAGCCGGCCGTTAATCAGGTTCGTCCATATCTTAAGCGGGCCGTTGGCATTACGCCGCTCCATCACGCTCTTGAGTTCGTGCTTGCGGATCAGGTCCTTGATCGAGTCGTTAGCTATACCCTTCACAAAGTCAACCTCGTGCCGGGTCTTGGGCTCGTGTGCGAATAGAGCCAAATGCTTGTCGATATTAGCCGACGTGAAGAACAGATTCCCCGAGTCAACGTCCTCGGCATCGATTTCACGAGCCATTTCCTGTGGGGAACGGATCAACTGTTCGTTGTCATACCAAGGCGAGCGAATCTTCCAGGCACCAGTAAGCGGGTCCTGGGTAGTAAACCGCCCACGGCCTTTGTCTGGGTGGTCCCACCACATCAACGAGAAGACTTTGATCTGCCCTGAGTTCTTCCACTTACTATATTCTGTACCTGGACCCGCAACAGTAGAATTGACAATACGCATAAGTCCAGCATCACGAGTAGCAGAACGCATCTCTCGCCCGTGCTCCACTTTGGAGAACTCATCAAGTAGGATAACAAGACGACGATCACCAGAAGCGGCATGTTTAGTCGTAGACTCGCCATCAATACAACTCCCATTCCAAGGATTCTTAAGGTGCATCTTCGTGCGGTTCTTCTGCCCTGGGAGACAATCGGGCGGCATCATCCAGTCAGGAAGCCACTGATTTATGTAATCGTGCTTCTGAAACAACGCCTTCATGTTGCCCGCTTGATCTACATACGGTTCAGTGCGTGACAATTCGAGTAACTGCGAGTCCGACTTGAACAACCACAGCCAGTGCATGAACGCCGTGCAAATCCAGGACGCACCCATATCACGGCTTTTGTTCACCAGTATGTCACGATCCTTGATGTCGAGGTCGTACAGATGTTTAACAAACAAATTCAGAAGTTCGTCCTGAACCTCCCACGTGATGAACGGCACGTCGGCTTCGGTAGCCATATGCCGCGTGCCAGTGTTCTCAACATCAAACTGATGATAGGTGAAACAAAACGTGTTGATGAAATACAGGATAGATTCCCTGCACGCCGCGAGCAAGTCTGTCTGAAGCAGTGTGTCGTCTTCAGCCTCCTCAAGCAGGTCCGACCTATACCCGAGGTTCTTCATAACACCCTTGGGAATCTTAAGTCCGGTTATAGGATCGGTCCATGTCTCGGGTATATTGGGGAACGGAACCGACAGGTGTGGTCTTAAAATTTCACCATCCGATCCACTTGAAGGCGTCATATAGAAGTCCCTCGTTTTTCTCAAGATACCCGACAAAAACATTACACCGTCGGCACAACAGTCCCCTAACCTTGCCCGTAACATGATTGTGATCCGTTTGAACACTATCATATTCAATCGGTTCGTGGCATAGAGCACAACATCCATTCTGGCTAAGATACATTTCCTTATGTTGTTCGAGAGTTAAACCAAACTTTGTCTTCAAATGATGCCTACGATCCATTAACCGGCAAAGTTCAGGATGGTCGGCCTGCCATTTGCGAGTCTTAGCAATTTGTTTATCCCTATTAGCGGCATACTGCTTTTTATTGTATTCCTTTACTTTTTCGGGATGACCGTGCCTATATCGTAATACTTGCTCGCGTGCTTTATCGGCATCACGATACGGCATCATCTTCCCCTCCCACAGCTAATCTGTTCAAGCGTTTCTTGGCCTGTTCGCTCACCCGGTCAGACAGCTTTCGCTGCTTCTTGCCAGCGTCCGTGTTCGCGGCAACTTTGCCCTCAAGCCGTTCGAAGATCATCGAGATGCAAGCCAAATCAGGCTTGACAACCTTGACAACTTCCTTCGGCTTGCCGTCTACCCGCTCGATACGACGCTCAGAGTAACCCAACGCAAGTTTCCAAATGGTACGAGCGAGGGCCTCAGTCTTCTTGATGATACGCGGCTTGCCAGATTTCGGATCGAGACCCTCGACCTCAGTGGTCTCATCGCCGATGTCACGCAGGAACTTACTCAACTGCATCCCGGCGACGGTCTTTAACCCGTGGATCGTGTCACTCATTGCGTCAACTCGACCAAGTAACCCACACCGTTGTTAACATCGGTCGTATAGTGCAACGTCGTGTAGCCGGCCGGAATTTCAATCTCGATGGAATGATAGATCGGGCACACCCACCGGATGTTCCCCTCGGTCGCTACCGTAGCGAGCCCAAACAGAAACCCGCCGGTCAGATACGCCGTAAATCTGTACCGCTTGCCAGCAACCACGGTCGCCGTGGTGTTGGTGCCGGCCGTGCCCTGGGTCAACTTCAATGCCGTCTGCGAGATCACCGGCTGACTTGACTCAGGAGTCGGAGACGACAGAAACCCGCCATTATCATAGATTTCGTTCATCACGTTTCGTCCTTTACAAACTCGCCACACGCGGCATCATCCGAATTTACAAGCGGATGAGACCACGACGTTGTGTTAGTGTTGGCAGCAGACCTATCTTCAGTGCAACTCGGTGGGAACCTATAACAGTGCCCGTCTTCAGCATTAAAATAGCTGCACTCTTTACATACGTTCATCGTTTAACCCTCAACTGACGATCAAGTTGACGTTTCATCACGACGCCTTGTAGTTCTCGACTCATCCTAACCGGGTCCATGACCCGCAGGTACGCCTTTCGGAACTTGGCACGTGACATGTCCTTGATCTTAAAACCATCGTACAGAACGTCGATGCCGTCCTTAACGCTACCATTATCCTTGCGTTTTATCCCGCGTGCCTTAAGCATTCTTCCACGCCACAATAGACGTGTCCGGGACGATCAAAAACTTCTCGCCGGTGTCGTCATCTTCATACTCGACCTCGGCGGGATCGGGCCGCAACACGATGTCGCCTACGGTGAAGTACGTATTATCATCCGTATACCCGATACTCACTATCTCGCACCAGTCCGAGTCTTCCTTCGCGGAATCGGGCAACGCGATACTGCCGCTATACGCCTTCTTCTCAAGAACCTTCAAAACCACGTTTCCCGGAGTCGCTTCTAACGGTGTCATTGCTTACCCTTTCCAAAACTATA